CAGCGTTTAATGCTCAAAATTCAACAGGTAAACCTGAATCTAACAAACAAAATGTTAAATATCCATATTATGTTGACGGAATAACCGGTAATACATATGGAATCCCTTATATGGCGTCAGTTCCTCAAACTGTATATAATAGAGCGGCTATGAGAGGATTTTTTACAGGTAATACAACCGCAACTACAATTAATTGGAGTGCGTTAACAAATAGCCAATATACAATTAACTCTAACTATCTTGTAGATATGTCTACATTAACAGGTGGTAGTGTTATTCAATTAGTATATTCAGGGTGTAATTCAAATATTGTAAGATTACCAATGATTGGTGATTTTGTTACAATATATTATGATGGTCAAGGAGAATATAATTGTTATTGTGAACCAGGTGTAACACCAACATCAACCCCAACTCCAACAGTAACACCATCAATAGATTCTTCACCAACCCCTACACCAACACCAACTCAAACAACTTATTTATGTGAGTCACCTACACCTACACCAACACCTTCCTCAACTTGTTGTACAACACCATTACCTCCGACTCCGACTCCACCTAACTGTGAGATGTCAATGAGTAGTTGTTATCCGATATTAACTTATAAAATTGTGGATATTTGTTTAGGTCATTATACATTAGACAGACCAACACCTGATTTTTCAAACTTTTCAAGTGGATGTTTTGCTAGAGTATTAGTATACCCACCAAATATGACTACAATATACGATAGTGTTACACCAAGTTCTCATTGGAATCAAAATGTTATTAATTTTGAATCTTTATGTAGTACAGACGAGTCCGATGTTAAAATTTGGAATATGAATATTCCTTGGTCGGAAAATCCTGCTGGGTTGTATGATTCATTTTATAAAGGTTATCAATATTTTGGTTCAGCGTCTTATTTAGGTAGTAAAGAATATTTTGGATATATGTCAGATAGTGGACAAACCGATACAAGTGTTGTTTATTATTATAATTCATTTGATGAACAAGTTGTTGTTCAACCAAGTGAGCAAAAAGCTATTGCTATTATTCACTATACTAATCAATCAATTGATTTCTTCTATGGTGAGAAATTTGCCTTTGAACCTTACGACCCTAATAATCCTACAGATACAACGGGTGAAGCTCGTAACTTTAGATTACATTTACCTTGGTTAATGTGGCATAAAAATCCTGAATGTTGTAAAGGTGAAACTTTTTGGGTTGACCCACCGGGTTTTGATGACTTAACTGATGAAGGAAGTCCATTATTTGAAGTTGAGTATTTATATTCTACTAAAAATACGGATATGAATATGCCGGGTATTAGATATTATCAACTTTGGGACACCCATCCAAATAGTAACGGGTTACCAAGTAGAGTTGGTAAAGTGTTCCCTGATTCACAAATTATTATAATTGATGATGAGGAGATTATCGCAGCAATGTCTTACAAGTCAAATCGTAACTGGACATTACCCGCACCTAAAGTTGGTCTAACAACACCTAACACTTGTGTGGTTGAGAATAATCAACCAACAGTTAACGGTATATTAACAGCGGACACTGAATATATGTACGTAACTTATAGATTTAGTAATACCGATATTTTTACGAATTCATTACATTGTAATTACTACACCAAAATTCAAGGACCAAACATTTCTTGTGGAGGTTTAACTGAACAAAACGTTTCAATTAGATTTGGAGCTGAATTCCCTTGTTTAAACCAACCAACGTTAATTCCAACCACAACTACCACAACGACAACAACAACGACTCTGTGTCCTTCCTGTGACTTAATAACAGGGTTTTACGCTGACACATTCCAAGTTATTTGTCAAAAAGTAATTGGTACAGGTAGACCTGACCCGAATGATTGGAAAATAATTGATTTTACACCTCAAATAAGTGCAACCACAATCAATGGTTATTTAACCGTAGATAGTTTAACAGGAACAACATTTACAATCACTGAAGAAAACTATGCAGCGGCTGATGATTATAACTTAAATCTATTCATTCCATTAGTAGATAATAATACAACTTCACCTTCATTAAATTTTGGTGATGAATATTATTTCTACGGTTCATTAGAAACGGATATTGAAGCAACCATTTATGAAATGAAATATAAGATTAATCTTGGTCAAGCAGAGTTTCAATCAACATCAAACCCTACATGGACTAAAGGAACAAGTTCATATATTACTGAAATTGGGCTTTACGATTCTGATATGAATCTTATGATTGTATCAAAGCTACAATCTCCTGTGTTAAGACAAGGGATTCAACAGTTTTTGGTTAAATTTGATTTCTAATAAATTATGAAAAAAACACTTAAAGAAAGTCCTAAAGTTTTAGGATTAGATGTGAGTACAAAAACAATTGGTTGGGCGTTATTTGATATACAAAGTCAACAACTACTTGAATTAACTCATATATCACCCGTTCCAAAACCAAAAGAAGAAAATAAAATAAAAGAATTACTTCTAAAAGGTCAAATCTTTAGAACTAAACTTTTAGAATATAAAGACATGGGTATTACTAAAGTTATTATTGAAGAACCTTTATTGAACTCAAACAATGTTTACACAGTTCAAACTTTATTAAGGTTCAATACTTTAGTTACTAAAGAGATATATGATGTATTAGGTGTCGTACCTGATTTTATATCAACATACAATTCTCGTAAATTCGCCTTTCCGGAGTTAACTCAATTAAATGATAAAGGTAAATACGTACTATTCGGAGGACTTCCTAAAGACATTGACAAGAAAATGATTATATGGGATTTAATAGCCAAAAAAGAACCTCAAATCACTTGGTTATATACAAGAAACAATACCCTGAAAAAAGAAAATTTTGACCAAACAGATGCTTACTGTTGTGTTATAGGTCATATGAAACAAGAAAAAATATGGTAAAAAAAATAACCCCCTTTTAACGAGGGGGTTTTTTATTATAAACAAGACCCTCCGGACAGATTAATTTCAAATGTAGAATCCTCAGATATATTTACATTTAAAAACTCAACAACTTGAGTTTGAGGTTCAAGATAGTTAAATGTTATTGTTTGTGGTGATAAATAAGTTACACCATCTACAATCAAGGAAACACATTGACTTTGATTTAATGTACTAACAACGGTTATGGATAAATCACCATTAAAACCTGAATGTACACCAACAAATGGACTACTAATATCAATTGGGAATGTAGAATCATTAGAAAAGTAAAATGGTGGTGAAATATTTGTTATGTTACAATTAGATTTATATACTGTAACTAAAAAATTATTAGTTATTGGTTCAATATTATTTATACCTTCTTGACATTCATCACATTCTCTACCTTCATTAAATGGGTAAATAGTGTTAGATACTGATGTGAAATAATTAGTATTAAATACTAAAGCACCAAACGGAATTGATGATGGTAAACCATTATAAGTATTAATTAATGACCAACATTCAGGTTTACTATCCGGTACATTGAAAACAAACACGTCACCAATAGTTAATGTCGGTAATACTAATATTGGTTGTAAGATAACTTGTGACTCTCCATCCACTAATAAACAAGACGAATATAAATACCATAATTGAGCCGAACTAGATGTTGGTGTAGGTGTTAATGTTGGTGTAGGTGTTGGAGTTTTAGTCATTGTTGGGGTTATTGTTTGAGTAGGCGTTGGTGTCATTGTTTGAGTAGGTGTTGGACTTGGCGATTGACCAGGTGTTGGTGTGTTAGTAGGTGTTGGTGTCTGTGTTGGTGTTGACGTTGGAGTTAATGTTGGTGGTAAACTACAATATTGACAAGAAATATTATATTCAATAAACATATCAACAGTTACATCAGTTGCTACCAAATATTGTTCTTCACATTTTGCAATCACTTGAATCCCATTATTTAATGGGTCAATATTAACTTGAGCAACTTGGTCAAAAGTTTTTAGTAACGCAACTAAAGCGTCAAAATATTCATTATCTGTTGGGAAATCATTTAATGCGGTACTGACATAAAATTGTGAAATATTAGTAATAACTCCAATTGTTGCGACAATATTGAATACCGCTTGATTAAGTATACAATTTGTGTATCCGGATGTTAAATCATAATACCCTTCATTCAACATTTGTTTAGGTCCTTTTTTAACTAACTCACCAATGTTTTCAAATTCACTATCACAAATATTAAACGTTTGAAACGACGATATTGAATCAAATCCGTCTATAGTTACCTCTCTATTTTTAACACATCCTTCACTATCGGTTACTTGTAAACTGTATGTTCCGGCACTTAAATTACTTAAATAATACCCTGTTTGACCATTTACGTTATTACTCCATAATAATGTGAATGGTGGTATTCCATTTGTAATATATGCAGAAACTGTTCCATCATTACCATTGTTAGCGTTAGTACCTGATAACATAAAATCAACATTATTTGATGTTTCTATTTCAAAACTACCTGTTTGCTTACAAATAACACCAGGAGTTGATTCTGTTATTTCTAACGAATAATCTCCATAATATAAATTATTAAAAGTATAAGCACTTAATGGTGTTTGAATAGATTCATAAGAAAATTCACCCCCAACGGTATATGTGTAAGGCGGTGTACCACCTGATACTGTAATGGCAACATAACCATTATTTAAATTACAGGTTGTACCGGTAGTATCTGCAGTAAACGTAAATAAAGGAACATTATTTATAGAAATAGGTGAACTAACATAAGTGCAACCCCCATTATCTGAAATAGTTAAAGTATAAGTCCCCGACGCTAAATTAGGAAAAGCCCAACTTCTAAAATTAGTAGGGTCAATAATACTATTACCTAAAGAATCTGTTAAAGTATAAGTAAAAGGAACTGCACCACCACTTACCTCAATATTTATTTTACCATCACGATTACCACAATTTGAATTAGTTGTTGTTATACTTACAATATTAAACCCGTTTGGAGGTATAATTGTTGTTGTTGGAGTTATTTTACATAAAGCCGCGTCAGTAACTTCAACAGCAAATGGTCCACCACCAATATTATAAAATGTTTGAGACGAACTAAAAGAAACTGCTACCACCCCTGTCGATGCTGAATAATAATATGGACCAGTACCTCCCGTAATTACAAGAGTTACTTGACCATCACTATTAAAACATGTTGGAGGTATCACACTAAATTCACCAAATCCTAATGGGTCAACTTCTGTCACAGTCGCACTTTGTGATTGTGTACATCCTAAACTATCTGTTATCACTACGGAATAAACACCCGCAGTTAAACCCGTAATAAAATCTGTTGTTTCACCATTTGACCATAAATAAGTAAATGGTGGATTACCGGTAAGACCTGTTACATATATTTTTCCCGAATCAACATTACCACATCCGGAATCCATTACAGTATAAAATCCCCACGTAATATTTGTCGAAGGTTGAATAATAGTTGTTTCACTCTGACCACTACATCCACCACCATCGTCAGCATTAACGTAGTATATACCCGGAGATAAATCATTAAAAATATAATTATTAGTAAATGATACCCCTGAAGTAATAAAACCTGTTAAGGTATTATATAAACTAAACGTACTTATACCATAAAGATTAGAAGTTTGCCCTGTTAATACCCCATTATTGTTATTACACGTCGTGTTTGATATCCCAACAATACTTGCACATGTACCACTAGAAATATTAATATTAACCGGTAATGAAGTCATAGTAGGTGAACATGAATCAAGGATATTAAATGAATATGTTCCCGCCGACAGTGTTGTTGCGGTATAACCTGTAACACCGGCACCTAATACAATAGTCCCTAACGCAGGACTAACCCACTGAATACTATAATCCGGTGCGGTTCCTGTTATATCAATACTAAACCCACCTAAATTAGAATTAGTACAATCTCCCGATAAACTCGTTAATACATATGATAAACTACAAGCCATTAATTACATAAAATTTCAAAATTTATTCCAACATTCAATTTAAAATTGATTCCCGTATCATTTACTGAACAAATTGAGTTATAAACAATAACGTCAGTATCATTTAAAATATACTCATAACCGTACAAATCTAAACCATTTAATGCAGTTTCTAATGCGGTGTTCCATTGAGCCGTTGTTGGTGAACTCAAATCAGTGTTTGTATATCCTGTACCTGTAAAGAATTGATTTTGAACTATTTCAACATCATCTAAACTTAACACCACATACCAAGTACTTTTTAAAGTATTCAGTTTACAATCATCTAACTCATAACCTTGTGGCTCCAAATAATTAGTTAACAGATATCCTAACACCGCACTAAATTCTGTCAATAGAGGATTAGTTTGCCATGGATAGATAGAACATTGTACTGACTGAACATCACAGTCATAAGTGTAAAGGTTACTAACCATTGAACATGGGTTACAAGGAACTGGTATTAATTGACAACCTTCTTGTCTTCTCCAAACAAATTTTTGTCTATGAAAGATAGAGTTTTCATATTTAACACCCGTATTCCATATTGTACTTGCTGGAACCATTTGTTCAACTAATCTCACCCAATAATCACCCATTCCATCTACATACTCAATCATATTAGTATAGTTGAAACTACCATCCGGTACTCCGGCTAATTTTTGAGCGTCTAAATATTTCCAATAAATTGACTGAAGGGTTGGATACCCCATTGTTTTACCGTCAGTTGAGAATTGTCTATTTCTAACATTAATCATGTTTTTCCAAAATGTTTGAGCAAACTCAAAGAATGTCTTACGTTTTGGTTGTGGATTTATTTCTGTCCAATCCACACCACCTCTCATTGGATAATTAGATACCGGATTCGGGTCACAATATGTTGGTTGAATATAATTTAAACCTTCATTTGGTATTGGGAAATTATATTCCCTTGACATAGTCCATACATCATATGAAAGACCTTGAGCCGGATTCAAAAATAAATCGGTATTTTTGGCATTAAGAACTAACGCATCGTTTGTTGTAAAATATCTTGCGTTGTATCCACCTTCTAAATTTGAACGTAGTCCAACTTCGGTATCAACCCAACTTTTATTATTATCAATAGTTTGAGTTAGATTATACCCTAAAGTCATAAAAGGAAAATCTCTAAACCTATTAAAATATTCTTGACCATAACTATATGGTGTTAGAACTGTTTGATAATTAGGATTTGCACCTGTAAATACACTATTAGTAAAACTTACTTCTTCAGGAGCTCTATGTTTTGGTGTTTGTTCAAACCAACCACTACCTTTTTCAAAGAAAAAATCCTCAGTATTTGGTGGTGCTTTAGGAAATCCTAAATCATCCATTGGATACTCGTCTTTAGTTATATTAACATCTTTAATTACTGTGGTTGTTGTAAAACCAGTATATTCAATATCTCTTAATCTATATGTATTACCCGCCTCAAGTGTTGGTAGTTCTTGAGTATACGTACCACCTGATATTTGAGCAAACTGTGTGTTGAATTGATTAACATTAATTCTTTGGTCAGCTAAATAAATGTATTCGTTAAATTCAACTAAAGCGTCAGGGGCACCAATTAAAGCCATTAACGTTTCAATTGATTTTCTTGTACCTTTTGATTTAAACAAATATGCCGAGTTTAATATTAAGTTTCTATAATATTGATAATTTAACTCATCAGGTGTTGTAGCATCTGAAATACCCGGATATTGAGACCTATCAGTATTTGTTTGACCAAAAACTGAACTTAAAAAATCATCTGTAGATACAGGTGACATATTTGTTTGCCAACCTAATGTTTGCGCTAAGTTTTTAAGTAACTGAGATGGGATATCATCACCAGGGTTATAATGAACTGAGTTCATAAACGCTAACGCACTTATGAATTTATTTGTTTCGTCAAAACTTCTACCGTAAATTTGTAATACCTTTTCCATTTTTTGACCTATTGTGTCAAACTCTTGGAACGCACCGGTAGTTAAAAATCTTGCAACAATGTTGGTTTTATACTCATCCATTGATACACCAATATCATTTAATTGAACTAAATAATTGGTGAACGCATTTGTTACAATATCTAAATTCCAAGAACCATTTAATGGGAATGTTATAAATTCCTGTGAAGAAAAATATGTTCCATCTTCAGCGTCTCTTGGCACATTAAAACTCGCAGTGTATTTTGGTGTAACATTTCTATTTAAAAGAAAATTTTCAACCTCATCTAAATGTTCATTGAAAATTCTATTAACCTCATAATCATTTGGTCTAATAACTAAATCATCAAAAGTAACTGTTTGAAATGGAAATGGATGACCACTAACACTTATGTTTAAAGTCCCCGATGTCATCGATGTTGTTGGAATAATCGCAGTTACATTATATCCATTACCATTATAATATAAACTATAATTAGCGTATTGAACCGTCATATCTCTAAGCGAAGATACCTGAATCTCTTTTAATTCAAGGTTTCTAGTTGAGTTAATAGTAAAATCAATCGCAAAAGGATTCCTTAAACGAGCGACATCTAAATCAAAACTAGTAATATTGTCAATCTCATTATAACTTATATTTGTTGCCGTTTCTCCTTTAATATAGTTCTCACCCATAAGGGTTGCTTCAAGCGCCGCAGGGAATTTTGCGATGATTGTTTCAACTGCTGTGGATAATCTTTTCACTAAAGACCCGTATTGAGTAAAATTAGTAATTTGACTTAAATCAAAATTTGGATAAACTTTAAAGTTATTTTCAAATATAGTTCTTGACTGAAGTGTACTCTCTAATCCTAACCCTTCTAAACTGATTGGGTCGGAGAATGTACCTGTGTTAAACTTTCTATTTGTTTTTTCATTAAAAGAAGTCGCAAATTCAAAATTACCCTGTGTCAAACCACCCCCCGTAACTAGTTGGAAACCAACTAAATCATCAGAGAATGAACTTGCACCGGATGGACCTTGTGGAGGACATGTAAATTTTTGTAATGCCATTATTCAGTTATGTTTGTAAAGTTTTTACTAAAATCAATATTATCACCTCTATTTTGTCTAACTTCATATAATAACGTATTAAATTGGTCTCTAATTTCGTATAGATTATATTGTTGGTAAATGTTGTTATTCGCGTCGTAAATAGTGTAAATACCATCATCCATAGATTTAGTTTGATTACCATAAAGAGCAATTGCCAATGTTGAGAAATCTTGGTCTGCAATCTCAATATCAAGTGTTATCGGATTAAAGAAGGTATTAGACATTATAATAGTTTGATTTGGCTGCCCAATATATGGGGTCGCATTTGGTTTGTTTGTCGGAGATGACGACGGAGAAACAGTACAAAAGATTAAATTTGTATTGTTATCAGTATATCTATATCTAATTGCTTTTTGTGAAGTATTTGTTAAATTTTGTACAACCGGTTCACAAAAGAATGATGATGTTACAATTCTAAAAAAATTAGGTATTTTTGTTCCATCAGAGTTTAAATACTCAATTCTAAAACCAACTAAACCTTGATTAACAAATTTATTTCTAAATTGACTTGGAACATTATTTAAATCAATAACAAGTCCTTTTACGTTAGGTAATGATGATAACACACCACAATCTAATATACTCGTTCTAATCTCCGCAGGTCTTATGTATAAGGTGTAGATACCTAATTGGTTAAATTGTTCCGCAGGCAATCTTAAATTGTATAACCCACCTAATATTTCTACATTAGGGTTAGGACTTGAAGGATTTGTCTGTGAATTATTAAAATAAGGTCTCAATATAGATACCGCATCTAACTTTGTTAATACAAAATTATCTGTTTCATCTCTTGATGGTGTATAATTAAGAATGATGTCCACATCTTCGGGTGATACATCTGCGGGTCTTATAGTTCCATAGGTGCCAGTCGCCATTATATTTCTTTTTTAATTAATTTATTATTTTTAGTGTTTTTTTGTTTCATATTGATAAATATCAAATTTATGTTTTTAATCAATTTTAATTATATTAAAAAACTTATACCCATATTTTTCAAGGTCACCCAAATTATCTACTTCACCTAATCGTTCCATTGATTCAAATCCAGAAACTTTTCCCCGTTCAATGAACACATTGGATTGAACTTCCGGCTCATCAATTACATTTAATAATGCCTCATTTTTTACAATTGGTTCACATACCGTGTCTATCGGTGTTACACCACTAACCACAAAGAGTGTTGTTCCATCACTATAATCATAGTAATCAACTCCATTTATTGTATACCCGGTGTATAATTGATTACCGTTTGCACTTCCCCCCCAATATGTTCCAACAACACCTGTTGTGCCTGTTATTTGAACACCAATCTTATAATATCCATCAACTAAAGTAGATTTGTTACCATAAACTCTTAAATCCGATACAGTTGATTGAGTGTATCCACTAACAACTAATGGTACGGTTAAATAAGGATTAATACCACTTTGATAAGTTTCACAACTCGTATCACCACTATAAATAAAGTCATAACAAATTGGTGTTGCCGACCAACTACCACCCATTGGAGTAAAACAAGTCGTACCTTTTGGGTCTAATATAGTCGTATTAGTAAATGGTACTGTAACCGTTTTCTTTACCACATTAGAACCCCACGGACTCATACCTGACATACTAATCGTAAATTCACCGGATTGTGAGTATGGATGCGAATAAAAATTAGGACTGACATTTGTAACCGTTTGTTTTGGTGTTCCATCACCCCAATCTATTTCATAAGATGAAAACTCTAAATATTTTTTAAATTCAACATCTGAAGTATTATAAAAATTGTACGTATAGGGGAATGCGGTATTAGCCGAAAATAAAAAGTTAGTCATAACTTCTTGTTGAACAATCATACCATCAAATACAGAATAATATCCAACGTCCACAGTATTTTCAGTTATTAATATTGGAATAGTCATTCCTGTTAATAATGATGTACCTCGTTTGAGTGTTGCTTTTGAAATATTAGAAGTCGCGGTTGTTCCTGTCGCACCTGTTAATATTTGAGTCATTGACGAATATACATAAGCATTCCCATCAATATACTTGGTCACCTCACGAGTATAGATATCACAACAAAATGGTATTTTTTGTTGTTCAAGATACGGGTCTCCGATATAACTAATTTTAAAAACATCACCATTAATTACTTCAGGAGATATTCTTATACGATAAGTATTTGCACTCATTATGGATTTATATATTCATACCATTTTATGGAACTAGTTGTTCCTACTCTAACATTTAACTCATCTAAAATCTCATATGTTTTATTAACATAATCTAAATTAACTTTATAATAAAAATACTTTGATTCAAACTCGAAAGCACTTGGAATCAATGGTGATGATTGAGGTACTTTCATCATTTTAACAAACACACCTAACTTACCATCAAAAAATTTAGCACTCATATAAAAAGTAGTTAAATTATAAAACTTAATATTCTTTAACCAATAAATGAAAAAACCTTCCTTATCACCAACAAAATCTAATTTGTAAGATGGACGTTTAATTAAAACATCCGGAATGTAAGGAGATAATGTAACCAATTCCGTAAACCCCTGTTGAACAGGGATAATTATTGTGAAATAATTAGTTTGTGATTTACCATCCATTGTATCATAGAAATCCAATTTAAAGAATGACTTGGTAAAAGGTTTTTCATAATAATATATTTCACTCTTATCAAATCCTTCAGGTAAATAACTATTCACCCAATCATTACTTGTTGCGGTCGTAACATTATTAACATTACCACTATAGAAATGAAAATCATATTTAACATCTGTTTTTGTATCATTATCATATGGTTTATGTGAAAATCTCAATAACTCAAAATCTTCAGCAACACCAATGATATCCTTGATAACATCTTCCTCATAAAGTTCAATACTATCTTCTTGTCCATACATATCCCACTTCAGTTCAATCGGTAAAAGAATGTACTGTTCATCATTTGGGATTACAAATCTAAATTTATTACTCACAATCGTCTATTATTGGTTCTGCGGTTATTGTCTGTTCATTATAATTAGTACCTTCAGGTATTATTCTAAAAATAATATTTGTATAAGGGTAATGAGACCCATTTAAAAATGGATAATTAACCCCAATATTATTAGAATCAATAAATCCGTAACTATATAAATCCTTCCATAAAAAAGTATCTTTACTTGGAGAGTAATACGCATAATTAGGAACATCCACCACATTTTTCTTATCTCCCTCCTCAATGTAATCTGAGAATTGTCTAATAGTTAAACTATTATGTGGTTGATAATAATACCCGTAAGGATTGTCCAAAGACATACGATAACCTGTTGAACTAGTTGGTCTTCCAATATTAAATACTTTTGCGTTATACGTTATCTTATGATATAAATTAGATATAACTCTTTCTGTTTGTTCAAAATTATTCCACTCACAATAATCCCCATCTAAAGTATCACCTTCCTTTAAAGACCTATTATATGTGAAAACTATTGGTACTCCATTATATTGAGCCAATGGTAAACCATTTGGTCCTAACGTTGTATTCACATAGGTATCTATTGGAATGTTTGTATCCGAATTATTATTTAGTTCACTCCACCAATATGAAGGTAATTTAGTTTGGGGATTTAAAGGTAAATTAAAATCATAACCAAACTTCATACCCTGATAACCCAATCCCGGTCCAATTAACCTACCAAACGTATAACCAAAATAACCTTTCCAAATTGTTGTAAAAAATAATTCAGTTAAAGGTCTTTTTTGATTATCAATTAAATCATTAATTTTAACGTCTTTATCAAATGATAATGTGTAAGATTGAGCACCTTCCTTTATTGAAACTCTAGCAATTCTGTTAGGTGTAAAACCACTACTTTCATATTTTTTCTTAACGCCAAAAATATTTTGGTCAAATCCCGCATTTACTAAAATCGCATTATCAGGGTTTGTTAAAATTTTATGTCTTCTAACATAATATGTTGAGATAGTATCACTTGGGTTATCACTGTTTATAATTCGTTTAAACGTCCCTTCTGTTCCTGTAGTAAATGTTGTTCCTGTAAACCCAACATTAAAAATGTTAAAAACATATAAATCACTTTCGTATTTTCCATCACCTAAACTATATACTTCAAAAGTATCAACCCCATTATAATTAAAATTTAATTTAACAAATTCTCCCGGTATTAATCCGTGTTTCATCGGACATATACATTTAATAATCCCTCTTCCGTTGTATACTGTTGTATCATCATTTTCAACCACAAAAGGAATACCATCTGAAGCAACCCAATCTAATGTAACAGCGTTTGAAATTGAAGGTATTTTTATAATTGCGTTTAATTGTTTTTGATAATCATTTTCAAATGGATAACTAACATAATGTGTCCAATTATATGTTGAAGCACTTTTGCTTACAAACGTCAAATGATTATATGGTGGTTGAGTATAACCCGGAACATTGTAATCAGTTCTAATGAAATCAAATTCATTATATTGTGGAAATCCTGACCAAATAACACTTGGATTTATACCAGTTGGGGTACAATTATCCGCAGCCGCTTGAGCTTCATTAACATAATACAGATTATTTTCAAATGGCATGTAATCCGTACTACCTGTATATGAATTATTAAATAATAATGAAAATTTACAGGTAGGTCTAAATATGTCAGATTTTTGTCTTTCATCATCAAACACTTGTTCCAAACTAACATCAATATTCCTATCAAATTCAACATTTATTTGAGCGGTTTGAACTAATGGAACATTGAACATCAGATTGGTGTCCGGTGCCGATTTATATCGTAAAGAACCTAAAATTACTCTAGTATCAATTCTATTTCCCATATTATAATGTTGTTGTTGTATCTAACCATTTAGTTGTGAATCTATCAAATGCCGATTTACCTTTTTTCAATCCAAAATAAAAATAAAACGGAGCTCCGGTATTAAACAATCTGTCATCGTATGAATTTGATTCAATAGAGTTAAACTCCGGATTTAATGTTCCATCAGGATAAACAGAATAAATATAACCTTTAAAGTATTTGTTTTCAGGACTTTGAGATGTTCTCATATATCTTGATGAAGGTTCAATTCTGTCTAACAATTGATAAGGATAATTAAAAAATGCCGGATTGTTTATTGGATTAGTATACCACCCATTTTTTTGAGACCCAAAAATACTATTGGTGTCATCTGGTTTTATATTCCATTGATAAAATGGAACCGTTTGAGTGAATACCGAAAAATAACTAAAAGTACACGGTTGATTCGCAATCCCATCAGGGTCAATAATCGTTCTTTTTGGTGATATAAAATCTCGCGTTTGAGTATCTGAAGAAAAGAAAACACCAAACACCACCTTATTAATATCACTTGACGGGTTATAATATATTGGGTTTTGCTGTCCAGCAGGATTGTCAGGATAATTTAACGATTGGAACGGCGCCACCGATAATTCAGAATTAATTGCAATCATTTGAGCGTAATCACCATCAATCATAAGTTTAGTTCTACTGAAAAATGATAGGATACCGACATTAGTTACCCCAATTCTTTCCAAAAATCCGGGACTAGCTAATCTTGTAATAATTAAAAGATTTAATAATTCAGAAACATCACCATAACTTGACGTATTTAATCGATTAGCAACATACCCATCAAAATCATCAGACATGACCAATTCTTGTATATATAAGTTTCTTGGACCTAAATCCATGATAGTTGTTGGATATTTTAAATTTTTTAAATTACCTCCATAACCACCAAATATACCACTTATAATAGGATTCGGTTCTGGTCTATCCATACCAACAAATTCAGAAGTACTATCATTCCAAGGACTACTTCTATAATAAAAATTATTGGTATCTTGGTCAAAATAAATATTTTCACTACAAATTCTACTCACAGGTCGATTTTGACTATTGAAAACAATATCATTAGAAAATGAAAAAGGATAAAGAACCCCATTAATCCAATTGTTCGTAAATAAATGTGAAAATACGTTTCTACACGCACCAAACATTACTTGAATCCTATTTGTCCATTCAAACACTACTTGAAAATCTTGACCCGATAATAAAGAAAGTATTGGTTGAGTAATCAATATATAGCAACCACCGTCAAACTTAACTTTACCGGAACCAAAACTCCAACAAGGATTTCCTTTATCGTATATTTTTAAATTATATTTACCCGGAGAAGGTTCATCACTATAATAACAACCTAACGGTGCCATATCGCCACAATTAAATGACTTTAAAATTTGATTAACAAGCTCTGGTTCAGCATCCGGGCCAACAATTGGTTCAGGAGCAAAAGCACCTGCTTCTCCCACAAATACACTTGATGACCCCGTCCCACCAACACTTTGATTAATAGTCGCACCATCATCAGTCACAACAAAGATTACAAAATTACTATTTGTATGTAACGGAAAACTATTACCTAAATTATTCTGAACTAATGTTGAAGTCGGTAATCTATCCGACCTCATCACTATTTTAGTTTGATTCGTACTATTTAAATTAAAAATTAAAGACGCTGCCGTAATTTCTGCAGGTGTTGTTCCCGAGCTTGGATATTTTGGTGCGTAGTAAACATTATCAAGTAAAAGTGGGTCTGGCGATATGGCTTGGTTTATATTTAATCTTTGATAAAACATTGAACCACCCTCAACAATCTCACCAGGATAGTAACCTCTATTATCAGTTGGTGACACATTTTCAGTACCGGCCCTTCTATTATAAAGTTTAGTAAAAGGCCCAACACAATTAACAAGACGAGTATACTGAATATCCCACTCAACAATAAACCCATTCCAACCTTGTGTTCCATCCGAAAATGAAAATGGTGGTGGAGAATTATTTATGTAATCATTAACCACTTTAATTGGGGAAGATGATGGTAATGTGACTGACGACAATGGTAGAGCCCCTTGTCCGGGAGTAAAACTACCATTTGTCGAATCTAGATTAGAATAAAATGTATGTAGATTACTCGTGAACGAACTAAAACCAAACGTTTCAGGTAATGGTGGTAGTGGTGGTAGAACTGTTGGTGGAGGTGGTGTTATAGATGGTTCAAAACGAAACGAATTAAAATAAAAATTAGATGTTAAATTACTTGTGGTAATATGATTAACACAATTTAAAGTACCTTGAATTGGGTAATTTAATTTATAATTATTACCTGTTATTATTGTTGATGAATTACCAAAATTATAACCAAATAATCGACTTAAATCATATTGAACTTTAGTTCTAGATGAATTAGGGTCAACACCTCTAACTAAAAATATGACTCTTTGTTTCTCAATTGATTTATAATACTCGACAGGAGAAAAAAACCTTTCAGTAGTATCCCAAGATAATGGTCTACCACAAGGAAACCCACTTACTGTATCATCAGTTTGAAATTGAGTTATACGATAAAATCTCATATCGTTACTTAAAAACCTATTATTAAATGAATTATTACTATTCCAATCATTAGGTGATGAAGCCGTGTTACTATTACACATTCCGCTATATTCAGAATAAGTCATACCTGTAATAACTTGAAAATATTCAACATCCATAGGGAATCTAGCATATTTAGGGTCACCTGAAAAAGTAACAATTTGATATTCTACCTCTGTAGGCATATTACCCGAACCATTCGGATTCGCATAGTTAATTTTTATTGTTCCGGGATTAGTTGTTGACCCACTATTTATTGTCGTACCTGTAATGGTATTTGTACCATACTCATTTAATGTTGTTCCGGTATTAATAACATTTTTATCTTTTGATAGTGCAAAATCTTGGAAAGACAACATGGTACCAGGTTCTAAATTAGTAGCATTTGGTGTACAAACAATCGCGATTACATTATCATAGTGAAATTTAGTTAATGGATTATTCAAATTCGGTTGAAATGTTACTTTAATTCTATTAACACCACCTCCCGGATTACTAGGACTTTCATTAAAATATTTTGCCTTGGTGTTAAATAAATTTAATCTTTCAGGTATAGTTAAACTTGATGTGAAATATGCAAACTCTGGTGAATCAGGTTCTGATGTACCACTAGCCGCGGTATTCTCATCATTATTTGTAGATATCACCATTTCAGGTACTCTAGTAGAAACCGTTAAAGTTTCCTGTTCAGTAAACCCTAAAGATTGCCCCGCAAACATAAACTGATAGTTAGAATCTGAGCTATAAATACCAGGGTTACCTGATGTTCCTGAATAGCTAGGTTTATTACCATATTGTGAAGAAATTTGAAATGGTGTTAGTAACGACGTACCAACCCCTTCATATTGTGTAACATCTTCAGTATCTACCGCTAACTGTTCCACACCCGGTTCATCTTTAGGTAAATTACTGTTATCCCCACAATCACAAAATGAACATTCAGGATATGATAAATTAGGTATTTTAATGTTTTTTAATTTATCAGGAAATTCATTAATATCCTTTATCATTTTATTTAAATCCGCAAAAGTAGGACAATCCAATTTATCTTTCCATTTTTTAAATGTTTTACCACCTAACCAATTAGGTAAATTAGCCAAAACACTTACAATACCATATAAAATATTACAAATTAAAATAACAACTGTCATAATAATAGCGATAATCACTGTTAAAAGTAATGCTAAAATTTTAAGAACAAACCAAAGAATATGAATAACAGGTATTAATGATATAAAAACCGGTCTGAATAAAAATAACATAATCCAAAATAAAAAATAAATTAAGTCAAACCTAAAAACACCATCATTTGTTGGGAACTTGTTATTTTCACTTTCACAAGATTCATCTAAAATATTTTTAATACCTATAAATTGTGTATTTAAATAACCTTTTCTATATTGGTCAACTAATTGAGAGACAGTATAAACTTTATTATATTGCATTAAATAAAACGTATCTGTACAATCTATTGCCGATTGAAAATCAACATAATCATCCCAATCTAAACTAAACGCGTATGACTTTTTTTTAAGTGTTGCGTTTGGGTTTGAACCACTATTAGTCCAACCATGTTCTTTAACATTTGGTACTAAAAAATACCCTCTTCTAACAGGTTCTGATATTGATGGTGATTGATTCCATTTAACTTTGAAACGATATTTACCTTTAGTTGGAATACCTTTTTTAGGGTCATCAGATATAACTTGTTCACCAAACTCATTAGTTATTAAATAATCCAAATTCATTGGGACATCTACTAACCACGCACCATTATCATCAATAACTTGACCACCCTCTTCTAAATCCACTGTCTCTAAAATTGGTTTACCTTGAGCGTCTAAAAAAATAGTTTGTCTTATAGCCAATATTTCTCCCGGACCGGTCACTAAAGTACATTGTGAACCGGATTTAAGTCGGGGTTTACAATTTCTTGGAAGGGCTTCGTCATCGTTACTTGAAACAATCGAACCCATAAAGATGGATGTTGGTCTAATATCAATACCGGATTCTTTAGATAAATCAAAATCAGTTCTTGTTATACCCAAATTACATATTTCAGGTTGACCCCATAACGGCTCAACCTCAATAGTTCTATTAAAATTAATAATTTGAGGTAACGAATTTAAATTTGTAGAAGATTTAAAATTTATACCCGCAACTTGAGCTGGCGTTGCAAGACCCATTCTTATCAAATCTTGGGGTGATAATGAGAATTCCCCAATATCTGATAAGTCAATATCAACAACAACTGTTTGACTTCCGGTTGGTACACCAAAAATCATATAGTCACCGCTAGAGTTTGTTACTGTAGAGTATTTGAAGTATTTGTCATATACCTGTATTAAAGTTGGGTCGGTTAAAACATCCTCCCGATTAAAAAAAGTTCCTGTTGGATTATGTCCACTATGAGATTTAACATATGGTAGTAGATTATATCTATAACCATCTTCATTCAAATCTGTTAATGTTTTATACGGATATAAATCAGAAGTAACCGGATTAAGTTCGTCATTTGTGTCTAAAGGTATAAACACAGAAACTTTAGCATTTGGAATACCAAAACCATTGTTCACACTTACCCTACCAACAATAACCCCGTAATCAGAGCATTGTCTAGTGTATATTTGACTTTGTAATAATTTTAGAGATAATATTTCTAAATACTCAAATTCTTGGTCTATCAAGACGTTAAGTGATTTGTCAACACCCGGCTCTGTACGTATTCTAAATGAATTGGACATAATAATCTTTTTTAATAAATAGTTTATATACTATTTTCAAAAGATAATTCAATAAATTTTAAAATAAATTGCTAAGAGAAATTAACCGTTTTAATATTTTTAACTCTCACATTGATATCTTTGTTTGGATATCTAACTTGATACACTTGTCTTGGTTCGGCAAAAATTGTATCATCAACTAATTCAATTTGTTTTGTTTCCGAATCGATATATCTTTGAGATGTTTGAGATGAAGAATATTGACCACCAACTTTATTAAAAAATGTCATATCAGAAACGGAAATAATACCATTTTCACTTTGAACTAATCTTCTTAATTCCGATACATTAACATTTTCACCCATTTCTTGGTTTGTCGGGTCAAAATAATCTGTGATTATATTAATTACTTGAGAAATAATTGAACCTTGATTTTGTGAATTATCTAACACAACATCAACATTTATAGCTAAGTCAATAACATTTGCACTTTCAATTGATACATAATCATTAATCATACGGTAATTTGATAGATAATTCGCCACATTATTTTTTAATGTGTTTGAAACTATCTCGGTTAATCTACCGGTCTCATCATATGATAACATTTGAACTTTAATTTTATTGTTTTCTTCAGTTATTGCAACTTTAGCCGGTGCACCAAATTGTGATGGCATTGTTCTAATAATTGATTCATAATCATTTACAGTAACTGCTCTGTTTTGAGCCGTAAAGTTATACGATACTAAATTCCTAACTTCTTCTGTTGTTGGATAATTTGCCCCACCTATAGCCGCTGTTACGTTGTTACATCTTAATGAATTAACAACTGTAGTATTAACAGATTCAGACGGACCATTTACAAAGAATGAAACTGTTCCAATTTGTGTAATAACTCCAACACCTAAATTACTTCCTGTACCACCACCAATCCTATATTGAACGAATAGGGTTGAATTAGGTTTTAAAGTGCTACCTAACGCAAAGTTATTAGAATATTTGTATAAATTTAATGGTTTACCATCTCGAGCAAATTCTCTTAATTGTTCGTCAGCAGATTGACTACCTCCACCAAAGGTCATTTTAAAGAACCCTTCAGGTGTAAATTCCGTAATAAATTTAGTGGCAGTATTTACATATCTACCTACTTTAATCCCGGGGTTGTCAGAAACTTTTGTTGGGTCTTCAATAAAAACTCTATCTTGAGCTAAAGCTTGAACTTCAAACCATCTATTATCAACACCTAAAAATTCTTGATTTGAAGGTACATTGGCATATTGAGTACCATCTTTCAATAACACACTTGTTACACCTAATACGGTCTTTTCAGGTAAAAATATTTCAAAAAATGGTCTTACGTCATTAGCAGTAATAACTCTCTTGAAAACTTTAGTAATACCGTTAACAATGGTCTCACGTTTTACAATAGTATAATTTAATAACTTATTGTTTGAATCAAAATTTGGAATTTTTAATCTATTAGGAAACCCATCCGCATTTGATGGTGATGAAAAATCAATATCATAAACAGTTTCAAATACTTGACCAGCACCACTTACTTGAGAACCTCTACGTAAAATACCACAATATCTTAAATCCTCTTTATCACCAAAAGCCGGTACAGTAATTGAAAAATCAACTAAAGCTACTGACGGTCTTTGACCCGGAACTTTTAACCCATAAGTTTTGGCAATGTTAAATACTGATGACCTTTGTTGAGCATACTGTAATACCGTCTCTTGAATACTTCTATCTATGTTGAATTGAAGGTTGTCGGTAACCGCAGCGTTTAGGTCTAATAATACAGAGAACACACTTGCATCATTAAAATTGTCAACTAAATCCGGATAATAAGTTCTTGTAAAGTTTATTAACTCAGTTCTAATTGATTGAAAATCTCTCGTAGTATACGATATTTTTTTATTTGCCATATTCTTTAAATATTTAGGATTACAAAATCACTAGCGTTAAACACGTCATTATTTATTTGATAATCTATTTTTACTTTCGCAGTGTGTTCTTTAGTTCCAATACCCGGTACTCTAAAAACACGTGTATCATATTGGTCAACATAAGTACCTTTATCTTCCTCACCATCTGATGCCGCAGTAATACTTATATTTTTAATTGTTATTCCCGGTATGTATTCTTCAACAGCATCTCTAATTTCAGCATCAATATCTGAAAATGTAGGACCATCTAATGGTTCAAAAATAAATTCATACAATCTTGTACCAAAATCGGGTAAAAAATATCTACTTCCTTTTCTAGTTAATAATAAATGTATTAAGTCCGTTCTTGTTTCTTCAGTACTATCTGTGGAAAGGTCTAAATACTTTCCATCATAAGAATCCCTAAAAGGGAAATTAATACCATATGTTTTTCCATCTGCCATATCTATAAATATAGTGTCGTAATTATTTCTTATAAATAGAGTAAAATAAAAAATCACGACCAAAGTCGTGATTAATATTTATTTCTATTAAGAACCACACCCAAAACACTCAAATTCACTGTCTTTTGGTTTTTGATTTATTTCAACGGTTGGTTTTTCAATAGGTTTTGGTTGACCCACTTTTGAAATATCCACAGCCAAATGTTTTGCTCCGGTTGATATTGCTTTAGTTCTAACATAATAACAAAGAGTTTTTAATCCTTTACCCCAAGAATGGAAGTGTGATGATGAAATCTTTGATAATGTTGGGTTAGACATATAGATATTCATTGATTGTGATTGGTCAATGAATGGTGCTCTGTCAGCAGCCATATCAATAAGTTCTCTTTGAGATATTTCCCAAATTGTTTTGTATTTTGGAATTAAATGTTCAATTCTCTTAACTTTCTTGTTGTAGTTTTTATCTTCAACATCAAGATAATGATTAAAGTTAATGTTTTGAATTGAACCCTCATTCATTATAATCTCATTTTTCAAATCTTCAGACCAAATACCAATTTTTTCAAAATCATTAATTAAGTATTTATTAACAATTAAGATTTCACCCCCAACTACACGACGATTAAATAATGCCGAGTGAGCCGGTTCTGTCATTTCAAATGAACCTGTAATCTTAGCAGAAGATGCAACCGGCATCTGAGCCGTGAATAACGAGTTACAAACCCCGTGGTTGGATACTTCTAACTTAAGTGAGTCCCAATCCCACATTCTACCTAATCCTTCGTAATCTAACCCCCACATATCAAATTGGAATATACCTTTTGACATTGGTGACCCTTTAAAGAATTTGTATGGTTTATATTCACCTGATTTACATAATTCCATACTCTCGGTGATTGCCGCAAAGTATATGGTTTCAAAAATCTCTTTATTTAATTGTCGAGCTTCTTCAGATGTGAAGATGTAATCCATTAAATAGAATACGTCAGCAAGTCCTTGAGTTCCGATAGCTATCGCTCTTTGTTCTAAACCACCTTTTCTACCTTGTTCAGTTGAGTAACTATTAATGTCAACAACTTTGTTAAGTGCTCTAACAACCTTTCTAACCTCATTATAAAGTAATTTGAAGTCGAACTCACCTTTAATAATAAAGTTTTTCAATACCATAGATGATAAAGTACAGATTGCAGTAGTGTTCTCATCAGTATATTGGTAAATCTCATTACATAGGTTAGATTGTTTAATCACCCCAATGTTTTGATGGTTTGTTTTTCTGTTCGCACTATCTTTTGAACATAAGTAAGGAACTCCGGTTTCAACTTGAGATTCTATAATTTTATTCCAAATTGTTTGTGCCTTTACTTTTTTACCAAGACCTAGTTCAACTGCTCTGTTATAACTATGTTCGTATTCTTCACCATAAGTTTCCTGTAATGGTTTGATACCCGCCTTTTTAATGTCGTTAGGACAGAATAAGTACCAATCAGAATTATTCTTAACCGCCTCCATAAAGTTGTCCGGTAACCATATTGATGTAAACAAATCTCTCGCTCTCATCTCTTCAGCACCCGTGTTCTTTTTAATCTCAAGTAAATCAATGATGTCCTTATGCCAAGGTTCAATGTAGATAGCTGCACTTCCCGGTCTTCTTCCTTGTTGATTAAAGAAACGTAATGATTCGTTAACTATTTTAAGGTATTTCAATAAACCACCCGCAAATCCTCCTGATGAGTTAATACGACTTTCTTTACTACGAATGTTAGACATACATAAACCAATTCCCGCAGCATCCGAAGAGTACGTTGAAATATCATTTAATGTTTGTAATAAACCTTCTCTTGAGTCCCCGTGATTGTATTTCAATACACAAGACGCTAGTTGAGGTGTTTTAGTCCCCGCATTAATCATAATTGGTGTTGCCGGGGAAATAAGTTGGTTTGACAATGATTGGTAATACTCAACCGCTTGTTCAAATGATTTAGTAACCCATAAAGCCACCCTCATATACATATGTTGTGGTCTTTCAATTACTCTACCTTCCGGAGTTTTTAACAAATACATTTCTTGTAATGATTTCCATGCAAAATAATCAAAATTGTAATCATTCTCGTGATTAATTACAGAATCAATATTTTCAGGACCATATTTTTCAATAGTTTCCATTAACTTATCATTAATAATACCATCAACGTGTAATGTGTGCATTGTGTTACAAAAACTATCATCAGTTTCTTTGTGGTACGCAGAAATTGCTACTGAAGACGCTAATCTTGAGTAGTCATGATGACTTCCGGTGTATGCCGCCGCAATCTCGTAAACTAACTTATCCAACTCTTTGGTTGTAATAACACCCTCTGTTGGAACTGAAGTTATCACCTTAATGAATACCTCATCAGCATTTACGTTTAATCCTCTTGCTGCTCGTTTAACTCTATTATAAATTTTTTGGGGGTTGAACGAAACTTCGTCCCCCCCTCTTTTTTTTATCTTTAATGACATCATATTAAAAATCTTCAGTAAATGTTAATGACTCACCCAATTTAGCTTTTTGGTACTCCATAGTTCTTGATTCAAAGAAGTTACCCTTTGTTTCAACAGCAATTTGTTCCATAAACTTAAATGGTTGTTCTACGTTAAATTGTTTTTTACATCCAAATTTAACTAATAAACCATCAGTCACAAATTCAAGATATTGTTTCATCAAGTTTGAGTTCATACCAATTAAAGATACTGGTATAGATTCAGTAATAAATTCTTTTTCAATCTCTAACGCTGATAATAAAATTTCTTTAATTCTTTTCTCACTTGGTTTATTCTCAACGTGATTATTAATCAAATGAATTGCAAAATCACAATGTAAGTTCTCATCTTTAAAGATAAGTGAATTAGCGTTACATAAACCTTGCATTATTCCTCTTGATTTTAACCAAAAAATTGAACAGAATGAACCTGAAAAGAAGATACCTTCAACCGCCGCAAACGCAACCAATCTTTCTTGGAAAGTAGAATTTTCAATCCAATCTAAAGCCCATTTCGCTTTCTTTTGAACCGCAGGTAATTTATCAATCGCGTGGAAACATTCATCTTTTTCATCCGCATCTGAAATATAAGTGTCAATCAATAATGAATACATTAATGAGTGAATATTTTCAGCCATAAGTTGGAATCCGTAGAAGAACTTAGCTTCAGGATATTGTACTTCTTTTAAGAAATTTTCCGCTAGGTTTTCGTTAACGATTCCGTCAGATGCTGCGAAAAATGATAATACATTCTTAACAAAGAATCTTTCATTGTCTGTTAAATTTTCCCAATCTCTAATGTCATTGGATAAATCAACTTCTTCAGCCGTCCAAAACGCTGCTTGATGTTGTTGGTAAAATTCCCATATATCATTATGTTCAATAGGGAAAATAACGAATCTGTTCGGATTTTCTTTTAATATTTTTTCTTCCATTTTTTTTAATTTTGTGTTTGTTGTTTTTCTTTTCTTTTTTCTAACAAATCTTTGATTCGTTGTCTATTTCTTTCTTCAGTTTGTTCTTCAAGACCTAAAAAGGTCACCGAACTTTCTGTATCAATTTCTAACATACCATTGTCAAATTTACAATTTTCAAAGACAATACCATCATCACCAATACGTGATTTAGTAATTGCAATCGTTGCTAGTTTCATTTCTTTTTGTTGTAGAGATTTTGCCACGGAAATAATTACGTGCCCAACCTGTGCTTTTTTGATTGAACCACCCATTTGGTCAGTAGTTACAACATCTGATGATATTGAACTTCTGTTACCTTGTGTTGCTGTCCAACCAACTAAATCAAGTTCATGACACATCGCCTCAAATCCTCTCATAACAGACCCTTCAGATTTCCATTCGTCACCCAAGTTTTTATCAGGAACAACACAATCAATGTAGTCCAATAATACCATATCAATTTTGTTTCCTTCAGAAATCATTTTTCTAATTTGATTCTTAATTTGCATCATTGTTACAGTATCTGATGGAAGTTTTTTAAGTATCAATTGATTAGTCATACTCTCCTTAATTTCTTGAACTTTAATCATAACCTCATCCTTTTTTAAAGACAATTCATCCGGATGGATTTTTGTCCATAACGTAATGTGTTTACGTTGAATAATCTTTGGGTTATCCTCAAAGAATATTTGTAAAACATTGTATCCCAAATTAAATGCGTGATTTGAGATTTTTGTCAGTAAAGTTGATTTACCAACACCTGTTGGTGCTAATACAACACCGATTTCACCTTTAGCTAAACCACCTTTTAATAACCTATCTATCCCCGGAATACCCATTGGTATCGGATGGCGATAATCTTCGTTTAAAACGTCATCTAAATTGCTGAAAACACTTTCTGTTCCCTTATCGTGTTCCCCAACTTGAAGAGCTTTACTTACCATCTCCTCTAATGTGTCGTAACTTTCAAATTCACCCGTGTCGATGATTTTTTGAGCTTTAACCATAACTTTCTGTAACTCCTGTTGCTTACAGAACTTCATTGATTTTTCTTGTACAAACTCCGCTCCCTCAAGTGTGGATTCCTTAACTTTATTAAGGGTATCAATAATGATTTTCGCAGCTAGAGGTTGTTGTATCTCAGATTTTGTGATTTGTTCTAATGTGTCAAAGGTTGGTGTATGTTCGTATTTTGTATAATACTCTTTAATCATTTGAATAATTAATTTGAAGTATTTATTCTCAAAATAACTTGTTTCAATCACATCGATGATAGACCTTGAAAAATCTTTATCAATAATGATTTGGTTTAATAATTGTATCTGAAAGGTACTACCTAGATACTCGAAATTTTTGTTTGACGCCATATATTTTTTCTTTTAGTGTATTAATAAATACTACACACTTAAGGTAACATCCATATATTTTTTTGTTAAATTTTTAGATGAAAAAATGTCAGTCAAGTTCATCAACAAGTTTTTTAGGTGTGGGCGTACATCCACAGTGTATCTTATCTTTGGAGGGTATACTTTAGCGTCCACTTGTCTATGACAAATTGTCACATCATTTTGTTTGATGAAGATGTTAAAGTACTCCGGACCATCAGTATATGACGTTTCCAAAATAGCCGGATTGTTAATAATTTCGTACATATTATCAGACATATACGTTACTGTTTTCAATGATAATTGAGTTTGAATGTCTTCTTTAAATTCACGAAGTAATTCATAAAGTTCTAATGAGTTCTTTGCCTCATTGTTAAACTCTCTCACGTTAAAAAATCTTTGTACAATGATGTTATCATTTACCATCATTAAGAATTCTAATTTTACCGATTCTTGGTCTTTCATAGTTTTAATTAATTGTTGTTATAATTTCTTTTTTCTTTTCTTGTTAGTTTCATAAAGGGTCTAACAAAATTTACCCATGCGTCATCCCCCTTTGGTAGATATTTAAAAAAACCGTCTTCCATCATCATCTTTATAAGATTCCTATGTCCCCGACCATCCGGGTCTAACGTTTCTCTATAATATAACTCTACAAGTTCTTTAGCATCATCAGTAATTAACGGATTTGATAGATTTATTATTTTCTCATTAATAGTAAAAAATTCCTCTCCATGAACACCACTTTTAGTTTTACCCGATATTAAATTTTGTAATGTTTTATTATTCTTGTTTTCTTTAAGTAGGTTCTCAGCTTTTTCTAAAATATCGGTAATTGAAACCGGTTTTTCAAGTAGCTCAGGGAAAAACTTAATAAGAGTTTTCTCTCCTAAACCTGAAATACCATCAATGTTATCAGATTTATCACCCGATAAAATTTTATAAGTTTTAATATTTTGATGAGGGAATTCGTAAATATCACATTTGATTTTACTACCTAATTGATAAGTTTCTTTGGTTCTTGGATAATATACCGACACCTTATCTGAAATAAGTTGGGTAAGGTCTTTGTCCCCCGAATAAATAGTTTTTTGTTCGTTATCCGAGATTTGGCAATAGTAAGCTATCAAATCATCCGCTTCGTTATTATCTACGTTGATTTGTCTCACATAACAATCCTCCAAGTATTGTTTGATTCTTTCTTTCTGCTCAGTGAAAGAATCTAACTTATACTCGTTGTCTCTGTCTCTACGTTGTTCTTTGTATTGGGGATAAATAAGTTTTCGAGTTGAAGAGTTATCATCACCATCCCACATAACAACAACTTTATCAAAGTTTTGTTCATCTATGAATCGTCTAATGGTATTCACAAAGTGCCATAAGGCACCTATGTGTTTTCCATTATGATAATAATCTTTTACTCCGTGAAAGCCAATCTTTACTAAATTATTGCCGTCCACTAATAGGGTTTTAACCACTTGTTTTGTTTGTATTCGTTACTAATCTTTTTCTTCTACTTCTTTCAAGTCAAAATCACCATCTGTTCCGATAATGTTTTTCCAATATTCAGAATATTCTTTTTTGTACTTCTCAATTGAAGCTTTTTCTTCTGAAGTTTCTTTTCCCGCCAAAAATCCATGAGGGGTTACAATAATCTTACCATCCTCATAACCAAGTCCATTGATATGATTTTTCATTACGGAGATTTTAGTTCTTACCGCAAATTTGATAGTTCTCTTATCTTTAGTTGCCGTAATCTTTGTTGTTCCTGCACCTTTTTCATTTCCAAAACGGAAAACTAATGAAGAGTTCAACCAAATTGCTTCACCACCTTTAGCTTTAATTTTAGGTTGTCCAAATGGATTATCCGGAAGTTCAACCCACGGTTGGTTAACAATAACCAAAGTATTCTCATATTTAGAATCCGCTTTACGACTTCCTGATATTCTTTGATTAATACCCATACCTATTTTGTCAGCTAAAGCCGCTGCGTTATGTTGTTTACCTCCTTTACCTTCGTAAGTCATTTTACAAGGAACTGAACCAACAGAATCCCATAAAAATAATAAACTATAATCTAATTCACCTTTCTCTTGAGCATCTAATAAAGAGTTAATGTAGTCAGTAATTTGTTCAATATAATCAAAGTTATTATTGAAGATATAAAACCCATCCCACTCTAATTCACCTGTTTCTTCATCAACCATTTCTTCACATTCAAAACCCATAAGTTTTGCGTGTTCAAATGACCATTTTTGTTCGGTGATAATGAATACCGGTAATATTTGTTTTTTCTGAGCATCAACCGCACATTTTACTAAAGCAGTCGTCTTACCAGTGTCTGAGTGACCTAAGAACATATTTAAATGCCCTATTGCTGGTCCCGGAATACCAACCGCATCCAAAAAGTCAGGACCTAAGTCAAAAAACCTTTGTGGTTTGTATTTTGCAGATGTAGAAAATTTATCCTTAATGGACTTAAAATCGTGTTTTTTAATTGCCATATATCTAATTAATTTAATTTTTTTAGTTTTTTAGACAACTTGGACACCGAGTATGTCTCAGTGTCCAAGTTATATGTCCAAGTGTTTTTGATTAGAATGGCATATCCTCATCCCCTTCGGCATCCGCTTGTGGGTCAATAGGTGCCGATGGTTTAGAACCACCAAATGAAGTTTCATCTTCGTCTGAATTACCATAATCGTAACCACCTTTATCAGAATTCCATTTTGGAGTTTCACCTCTTGCGATAGCTTCTAAATACTCAACCGGTTTTTTAGAGTAAACATCTTCCCAAGTTAACTCATCGTTAACCCATCCGTCAGCAGTTGCTTTATCCTCATGAACAGGAGCTGCATCGTCATACATAACCGTTTGAATTACTGTGTAAAAAGCACCTTTTGGAGTTTTTGCTTTAGTCAATTCTAAAATGATATCTCTACCTGTTAAAGGGTCTGTGATATCACCTTTATTTCTCCAAATTGGGATAATTTTGTCTAAAATACCCTCGTTTTTGTAGTTATGTTTAAATCTCCAAAATTTAACACCATCCGCCTCGTTATCTCTATCAATAACTTTCACAATGTAAAATTTACGTGATAAGTACTGTTTAGCTAACTCTTTGTCAGATTCTTTTCCGGTTGAACGAAGTTCTTCGTAAACCTCATTTAAAGGTGAACGTTCGTTGTCGTTTTTTCCCGGGTCATAAAATTTTTGGAATTTTCCATCTACTTGAATCTCGTGATACCAAACTTCTTTAAATGGTGTAGAACCATCTTTAGTTGGTAAGATTCTTAATCTTCGTTGCCCTTGAGTTTCCTTGTCTTGAAGGATTGCCGCGAAGTATTTTTTCATTCTTTCTTCTTGTGTGAATTTTGAGGTGTTAGAAGAACCACCTTGTTTTGATTGCTCGTATTGAGCCAAAACTGCGTCTAATGAATTTGTCGCCATAGTGTTTAAAATATTTAAAGGTTTATAAAAGTATAAGTGTCAGCCGTGTGTTTGTCAAATTGTTTTGTAAAAAAAACGGTCCGAAGACCGTTAAAATTATCTTACTTGTCTAAATGGATTTACTTCGTCTTCAAAATTTCTGAAGGTTTTTTTAATCTCATTTGGGGAATAATCTTCAACTTCGTCTTGAGTTAAAATATATTCATTTTTTCCTGTTTTTTCCATATCCTCCTCTTTATCATCAAAAAATTGACTTAATTTTTGATTGAAAGGTCCTGAATCTAGTGTTCTTAATTCTAATCTTTCTTGAGGTGTTTTTTCTCTGTATTTTTCAACTTTAGATTCTAAATCATTTAATTTAGTCATAATACCATCCATTTCACCTAATTTAGTTTCTAAATTATCTAAATGTTGGAATAGGTTACTAAAGTATTCTTCTTGTTTTTCTTCAACTTTTTTCTGCGATTTTACTAAATCAGTAATATCCATTTCCTCAGTTTTTGATTCTGATTTTGTATCATCAATTTTTTCTACATCCGGGTCAGTCGCAACATCAACCGGTTGAGGTCCTGCCGGAGCCGGTGGTACTGTCGCAGCATTTGGGTCTGCCGGTGGAGCCGTTTCAGGGGCTAATCCTGCATCAGGAGCCGGAGCGGCATTTGGGTCAACTTCACCTGGTGGTGGAGGTAACGTAGCATCTTGTTCAACAATATATTGATTGATAGAATTATATCTAGCAATTTCTTCTAAAATTTGATTGTCTATTTTTTTCATGTTATTAACCGTTTAATAGTTGTTTTACACCTGTTAAAGTTTCAACTTGAATTCTCTTATTTTTGTTTAATGTGTTATCCACTCTTTCAATTAAACCATCTTTCATTCTGATAGTATAACAATCACCTGTGTCTAAATCACATACTTGTTTAGAACCATCTCCCAAATCTTTTTCGGTACTTCTGGTATTTTTACCTAAATAGTTGTCTAATATTAATTTTGTGTCCATAATCTTTTATTTATAAATATCTTTTATTTTGAAAAAACTTAATTTAACATGTTGTCCCGTTTTTTGAACACGGTTTTCCGTCCCAAATAATTTGTGTCCCAGTATAAGGTTCACTATAACAATTACAACAAATATCATTTTTAATAGAATCCCACGTACCTACATCAATTATTTGACGATATTTAAAATCCTCATCAGGACAATCTATTGGTGAAAGAACTCTCGTGAATGCGTAACTAATATTTGGAAAAGCGTTCGCTTTAACTATAAAAGTAATTCTATACGTCTCATCATTTCTAGCCGCCTCTAAAAGTTCAATAACTTTAGGTGATGAAACAAATGAACCCACATTTTTATTTGTTGTTGGTTTTATTGTAAAACTACAAATTTCAATTTTATCCATACCACCCAAAATATATAATTTAGCAGGATAATCTTGGGTTAATAATTCACCTTCATAGTAAAGAACAAAATTACCTGTAAGAAGACCATTACTATACTGAAGATTTTGCATACTAGCCGTACTAAACGCTTTAGCATTTTCAAAAATCCCAGCATCCGTATTAGCCTTTGGAGGTGTACTAGGTGGTAAACTACCACTTTGATTTCCACTACCAGTTTTAAATAGGTCAATTGATTGTTGAACACTAGTTTCCATCTGACTTACTTGACTCGGATTATCTTGGACCAATTTGTTATATACATCAATATTTTTTTGATTTGCTGAGAAATATAATGTATAAAATTTAACAATCTCTTTTGCGGTTATATCAGGTAATAAACTAATTTTACCACTAAATCTTGCAATTAAAAACTCAACATGCTTAGACAAATCTGAAAAAATTGCGTATGGTACATCAGTTGAACTACAATAAAATTGTTGATTAAAATAAGAGAGACCTGTTTGACCCCAATTTTGTAATAAATTAACACCTGAATAATTGCTTTCTTTTGTCTCCAATTCAGTTCCATTTGATGACCCTAAATAAATTGTTGCAAACACTAAATATCTTAATTTTTGGTCAGAGGTTTGAGTAATAATTGTACTAATAGCGTCTTTATATTTAGATTTAGTTGTTGTTGAGTCAACTTTACTATATTTTTCATAATTACTTACTGGTTTACATTCTGAAGAATTTTTTGAAGTAGTCGCGTCTTTCTTTGTTGCTTCTTTAACAGCATCATTAGTTTCACTAATAACATTGTCCCCTTTTGTAGCACTTTCTTTTATCACCTCTTGTTTGTCTTGTTTATTTTTTTCAATAATTGAAGTCAATAAATTAGTTTTTAACGTTTGAATGTAACTATCTATTTCAGGTAAGTTTGATACCGCTTGTCTTATTCCTTTGAAAACCGTTTCAAATGTTCCCGGCCCAATACTATGATTCACTTCTTGTATCATATAAGCACCACTGAACATAGGAACGTGTCTTAAATTGAAGTACATAGTTGGTTGAATCATCGCATTACCCATCATAGAAACAGTACAAGCATAACTTCTATTTTTATATAAATTATATAATGAAATATTTTGTGTACCAGCAACTTTACCTGAAGATTGTTTAACTAACTCATCAGTTTGTTGTAAAGATTCTGCGGTAGCTTGTCCCGCACTTTGGTCTATTTGGAATCCATGGAAAATTGATTGACTTTGTGGTCCAACATCAACATTAAACCCAACAACTTTATTTGATTTATCCCAATCGGTTTTACCGATTTGGTCTTCAATTAATGGATTATCACTTGCTCGTCTTAAATCAAAAGAGTCACCTTTAAATCTTACATTAGCATTGTTTTGAAAATCAGGTTGTTCACTTGGTTTACCCGCATAAAAACACACCATTTTTGCTGAAGAATTTCTATAATCAACATTTAAAAACGTACCAAACATCGTGTTCGCAAAATCAAGAGACCCCTCTGGTTTTGGAACAGGATTTTTAACAGCATCTTGTACATTATAAAAGTTAACATATGAAGGTATGTTCATAACAACAAAATTATTTTCAACTAAAATTGTTTGAACAAAAGTCAACATACTTGTTTTAGGGTTTATATCTTTTAATCTAAATTTTAATTTATTAACATCAACTAATACTTTATCCCCAATGTTTCTGTTCGCTCTATCCATTAATAAAACATCTTCAAAAAGTGTTTTAGTTTTAAAGTCATTACCTGATATCCATTTATCGTTTAACGCTTTAAACGCCTCCCAATATTCTAATTTTGTTTGAGGACCTTCTAATGCCGTCGCAAGTGCAGTATCTGGTGTACTACCAACATCCGGTAATTGTTTTTGTAATTTAGGCATTAATTTATTAATAATAATACTTTGGAATTTATCCGTACTTGCAATATAATCATTCATTAAATTAACAAACTTATTATAATTCAGAGTATCATCATTTAATTTTTGAGTCGCATAAATTTTAATAATAGGTGCGAATGTTTTTATATTTTCAACACTAAAATCTATATTACAATCAACAAAAAAATCTGTAATGTATGAACCATCATTTGTATATTGTAATTGAGGTATCTCCGAAAAACCAACATATAATTGTAACGCTCTCCATTCATTTGGGTAATTTGTAATTGATTGTGATAATGTTACCGTACCCCCTGATGTTGGTAATGGAATTGGTGTTTGGAACGAATATTTACTCCAAGTATATGGGTCAGCAATTAACGCATTTGAAAAAGTATAAAATAATCTTTTATCAAAGTTTGCCGGATTACCATATTTGAACACAACGTCATAATTTAAAAATGACTGTAAAATATTAGTTAAAACGTTCAACTGCGAATCCGAAACCGCAGAAACTAATTCTGTATTAATGTTTGTCCCCCCCACTTTTGGAATCCTCATCAAACTTCTCATTAACATTTGAAAGTTTTTAAACGATTTAGTTGTTTCGCTATCACTATTTGAAATAAACTCATCATCAAAATCATATATTGATTTTGAAAAATTTAAAAATTCTGTTTCAAAACTATCTAAAACCTCTGTTTCAAATACTGAGAATATTTCACTTATTTCAGTGTATTGGTCTTGTTTACCGTTAATTGAGAAATTCTCTTGTTTGGTATCACCTGTAATGTTGAATACTTGTTTTAAGTATTTTATTGGTGTTGGTTTAACAACTTTATCTATATCAAAATACCCATAGTTAGGTGCTGACCAAAACATTCTAACCGAACCATTATACATTGCGGTATTACCGGTAATCTCATATTTTAGTTGATTAGTTTCTTCAGTAATACATTCATTACTTGTTTGATTTATTAACGCACCTTGAGATGGGACAATAAATGAAGAAGTTTGGTCCAATGTTGTAATATAAACTGACCAAGGAATAACTCTTAAATCTCTTTTTGGATTATTTGGGTCAAACCCTTCAGGCATATTAATAATTGCTTCAGGTACGTAATTTAATGTAACCCCTGAAGTAAATCCATTTTGAATATCTGTATCGGTGTAACCTGAATATATTTGGAAACCTTGATAAAATACATTAAAGTCATTAATTAATAATGGGTAAAAACCTGTATTAATTAATGAAGATGTTTCAACACCTAATGTTGTGTTTTTTTCTAACACAATATCCATCTGAGCCCCATTAATTATTAAATTATAATTTTTACTTGGTGAATTGGTTACCGGGTCATAATTATGAACATAACTAAAACCTGACCATGACGTGTCTAAAATATCTTTACCTGTTTCAACAAAATTTTTATATCTATTCCAAACAGAACCAATTTTTAATATCCAAGCATATGGTAACTTATGAACCGCACCAAATTTCTTAAGTGTTGCAAAAATATAATCTAAATCAGTTACTGAATTTGACGAATAAGTTTTATATTTTTCTCTAAGTGTAGATAAAGGCAAACTATTTAAAAACAAATATGCTGAAGCAACAAATGGATATTCATCGTTATTTCTAAAATTTTTAACACCTTGTTGGATTGAATTAACAAAATATGGTGTGTTAAACATTGAAACGGTTTGATTACTCGTAACTAACCCTGAATAGTCATTATATCTTAAATTACCTTCTGTTGGTAATTGTTTATCAAAACTTCTATTTTCATAAAATAATTTTAAATCAAAGAAATAAATTGGTGATTTAATTTCATTAAATAAAAAATTAGTAAACGGTCTTCTATCATTATTATTAGTTATATCTAAAAAATTAGATATAATTTTTTTATTAGTATTATACGTTAATACTTTTGTTGTGTTATATGATGATTTGATATCCGAAATCGAATTCCCATTTGCCAATTCATTTTTAACCCAAGGAAAATTTGTAAATGGGTATGTATCAGTTAAATTAAAAATATTACTTGAGGTTGAATTTGAGATAAAATTAACAACATTATTTTCACCCGGTAGGGAAACTAATGGTTGGGATTTATTTTCGTTCAACAAGTTTTGACTTAAAAATTCATAACTAGAATTATTAACTTTATTTTTAATGTAAGAAGTATTAAAAATACCTCTTATAAAATTTTGCCAACTTTCACCCGTACCGTCATTAGATATGTGTCTCATTAATACCTCAAAATTACCCGCATTAATCCCAAACTCTTTTAATTTTTTAATAATAAAAGGGTTATCGTTAGATAAACTTTGAATAATATTAATACTTTCCGCCTCAGCAATAACATCCGTAACTTTATCTTGGTCTTGGGTATTACCATTACTTCTTAATAAACCTGAATAATTTGATGTTAAAAATATTCTTTCAAATATTTCATAAAAATATTTTATTTCTTCCTTATTGTCATAAACAGCATTACTAATTGGAAATTCAATAGCGTCCAATGATACTCGTTGAATATCCGTTAAGGGATTTTCAGTTGTTAACGGGTCTGCAGGTGGTTTTACCGTTTGAGTTGTTGCCCTAATAAATTCTTCCACAAATTCTACTTCAGGCCATAAATCTGTTTGATACGCCTTCGTTTGATTTATTACGTTTTTATCACCAGGATAAGTTAATTCAAACATTTCACGCCCATCCTTACCTGATGTTGCAACTAACATTTGTGGCCACGGGTATATTGGTAATGTTTCATTATCTCCTGAAGATACGTTATCCACACAAGCAGTTGCAGTTTCAGGATTTAAAATAGAATTCCTTCTAGCTTTAATTTGTGTGTCATTTAAATTCCAAGCTTGAACGTGAACATCGTCCATCAATCTTAAAAACGCCTCTCCATTTGCAAAAATAACCGCAAGTACATTTCGGATATTTGGAACAAACCCAATACCATTATCTTTCTTTTGTAATAAATTAGTTAAAGCTTCTGTTAAAGCTTCTTGAATATTTTCTTTAGCTTTTTTTACATTAGTACCCATTTGATTGATTAAATCTTCAAATCGACCAACCCCTTCAAATATATAATATTGAAATTTTTTTTCTTCCGAACCTTTTTTATTTACTATTACTAAAGAATTAAAAACCCCTTGTTCCGCCAATTCATTATCAAATTGTTTAAGTTGTTCAGCATTTGGTGTTGTTGATAATTTTTTTCGTTGTCGATATGTTTCTAAAACATTTACATCCCCATATTTTGGTTCAACAGGAAAAATATCTGTTGTAATTTTAAATGTTGATTTTGAACTAGTATTTGTTTTACCATCAATTGTGTATTTACCATCCACACCACAAACAGGATTCTCATCCATTTTTTCTTTTGCCTTACTAATAATACCTTGTAGTTCACTTAATGCCGCAGTTCGTTTTGTTTGAGTGTCTATTTCACGTTTAAATGTATAAACTTTACTACCCTCAGTAAGACCATTAACCCCTTTCATAACCAAATAATTCTCAGTATCCATATATTTGGAAAACCAAGAAGTTCCCGCCCCAACATAAACATCTTTATCCAAATTACCTAATAATCGTTGATACTCCTCAACGTAAGTTAATGGGTCTAAATTTTGTTGAGAAAAAGATGTTAGAATGTTTTTAATAAAATTTTCAATTCTATCTCTCATTTGAACAACGGTTATTTCCGGAAAATCATCAGGTATCATTCCTTTTGATTTATATTCACTATATAACTCTCTAACTTTTTGATAACCTCTTGATACTATTGAGTCCTGAACATTTGAAAAGTTGGTAGCCCCACCTTTAGTAGTTTGTATATTAACTCTAGATTGGTACATATGTGGAACAGCCGTCAACGCCGCCATAGGTACTTCACTCAATAATGTATATTTGTATGTGTAAAAATGTAGTTTGATTTTAAAATTACCATTAGACGTATCATATCTTGATGAAAACGTTTGTAACATTAATTGTAATTTAACAGCCTTACCATAAAATCCTTTTATAGTTAATTGGAACATTGGATAAGGTAAATTAAAAAATGCCGCATATGGTGAATTATCACCCGCCTCAAACATCGCTCTACCTTTAACATCTTCTAATTCAATGGTGATTGAAGGTAAAAAATCTAAACCTTGTCTAATATTAATAGAAGTAATACCTAATAAACCATTATCAACAGATGCTTGTTTACCACCCGAATTAATTGTTTGTCTAATATAAAAATCACTACTCTTATTTGGATTTGAAATAGAGGTTAGTTTTGGCTGATTCACACCATTACCGGTAATCGTATCTTTACCTGTTATTTCATCAGTATATGAATTGTCTAAAAATGTTTTATCACCCGGTTTTAAAAAATTAATACTGGCAATTGAAACTGTTTGTACTTGGTCGTTATTTGCAACACCAAGGGCTAATTTAGTACGTGGTAATACTTTACACTCTAAATTAGCGTACATCACTAAATTTTCTTGTTTAACATATCTTTCTTGTACTTTTCCGTCACTATCTATGACTTTATTTGGGTCAATGATTGATATGTTATTATAATCAAACTCAACTAATATATTTTCCGATTTATCTACCATAATAAAAGAAGTAATTTTCTAGGTCATTGTTGTAATCCTGTAATGAAGCAATTAAAGGATAAGGGATTGTCAAGATTGCCCCATCAGGGATATTCCACTCTTGACCTGCGTATATTGGATTTGCTTGTAATATTAACCAACCAAAAAAAGGTGTCCCATAATATTGTTGTGAAACTTTGTCTAATCTAGATTGAGCAACTTTAAAAATATATCTTTTATCTGTGGATTTACTTGGCAGAGTAACATATGGAACAACTGTTTGTCGTCCATTAACAATAAAATTATTGTATCTATTATAATAATCTTTAGTACCCATAATTAATCAAATTTTATTTTACCATCAAAAGTTAAAGGGTCGTTATTCACATTAACAGTTTTATATAAATTAGCAATATCCGTTTTTTGTTGTGTCTCGGTAGCAGGGTCAGGAACTGTTGTGTATGTAAACTTTCTTAACTTACCTTTAGGATAAGCGGTTTGGTTTACAAATTTTGAATACGATTCTTTATCCCTAATTGTTTTAATAAATTTTTGTTCAGCAACTAACTCTTTTTTAGTTAAATCCGCAAAATCATCACAAATATTATTAAATTTTCTAACTAATTTATTATCATTCTTTAATTCTCCACTAATAATAGCGTTTTTAAATTCAGTTAATTTATTGTTATCATTGAATATTTGCGCCATTACCATGAATTGTCGTTTATCCTCAACAGATGCCGTAGCAAATTGTTTAGATATTGGTTCAAATTCTCCCGGACCTTCATACGGTACGGTAACAGTTGTAATTATTTTTTCAGCTTCCATTAAAACATTAAACTCATCTAATCTAACACCAACTAAACGATAATCATCACATAATTCTATATACGTATCCAATGGAGACCCAAGACTAGCACTATTAACTTCAGTAGTTCCTGAAATAGTATAAACACGAGGAACACCCGTATCTAAAATTTTACCATCAGTTTTTGTTGTTACTAAATTTATCTTTCTAATTATTTGAACCATATTTTGTTCTAAAACCACAATCTCTTGAATTTTAGTAAACAAACCACTACTATAATCACCTTTTAACGTGTTAATATATTGATTCATATTTGTCTTAACTCTTTGAATTGTTGCATCTGTAAATTTAAAACCAACTAATCTTGATATGATATAATTTTTATTAGTAGGGTTGTCAGCATTTATATCTGAGATAAACGTACTAAATAACGAATCAACTTTAGTTTCAACACCTTCAGGTTTACCGTAAATTGGTGCCAATACACTACTAGAATTTAAACTTATTTCTCCGGAAGTATATAATCTATCTTGTGTTATTAATTGCCAAACACCATAATTATAAGATTTGACAATACTATCACTTTGATTTAAGATATTTGTATAATATTCTTGTGTTGAATCTAATATTTTATCCATAATAGTCATATAGGTAATTTCCCCTGTTTGACCACTAGTAACCGGAATATTTGTTAATATGTCTCCAATAGTATTTCCACCATCGTTAACAATATCATTTTGAACATTATTAACTGTAACCGGTGGTTGTGCATCTAATATTGACTGAACTAATTTAGCGTCCAAAGCTGAAGTATCTTCAGTCCAAGTCGCTCTTTCATCATAAATTTCAGTATTAGCATAGAAATTAAATGATAACGCATTTTGTAGTTGTTCCACAGGTCTAGCTAATCCCATACCACCAATCATATCAAAACTTAAATTAACATTTGCAATCATTGGTTGAATACCAATACCTTCAGGATTCATATCTAATATTAATGGTTCATATGTAAATGAAATTGTTTTTGGAATTATTTTACCATTATAAAAATCCCCAATCCTTAATACTAAAACCGGTGGTGCCCCAAAGGCAGTATTTACAGCGTCGTTATATTTTGGTTTACCATCAACACCAATAACAGGTATCGTTTCACCAGGTCTAACACATTGATTTAAGAAAGTTAATCGAGCATTTAATCCTTCAGGAGTCATAGAGTGAAATGCAGGATTAAAAAATCTAATTTTATCCGCAATAGAACCATATAGAATAGGATTACTTTCTTTAATAACATCAAAATAATCACATTCTGTCAATAACTGTCTAATAATACGTTTTCCAATACCTTCTTTTAATTTTTGTTGTATTTCAATTGTTTGAACAGGTTTAATAGTATTAATTGTTGTTGCACTAACTTCAGGTGTTACTATTTCAACTTTTTGGGTTGTTGTGGTTGTTGTTACTGTTGGAGTTACTAAAATACTACTAATCTTAACTCTTCTACACGCCATAGCATCTGTAGAATACACTTCAGCCTCTTTATTTGAAGTTGTTGTATTTGTGTTTGATTTAATATTTTTACTACAATCAACTTGAGAACCACTACCTGACTCACCTTGAGGAATTACAATTTGTTCACCTTGACCACTTTGTAATGTAATTTGAAATGTTTTATCTTCAAAAAATGGAGCTAAATTAGCGTCACCAATTTTATATGTTTTTAAAAATTGAATTACTGAGTCATTTCTTCGTTTAGATAAATTAGTATTATACGGTACACTAGCGGTCGCAGATGCCGACCCAACCATTTGTATACTAATAGTCCCCTTTTTTTCTTTTAATATGTTATAAGCATCAACAATAAAATTACTACTATTATTAGCAATTTTATTAAAATTTGATATTACAATATTATCGAAAAATTCTCTTACATTTCTATTAACACTACCAGCGTTAAATATTCCACTTGCGGTATCCACATATTTTGTAATGTTTGTTGGTGCGGTATAAGCCGAATATGTGACATCATAAGGTACTGATGATACAACCCCCTGTGATTTAGGGTCAGGAATATCATTATCAAAATAAAACGCCAATTGAGAATAATTCTTTTTAAAGTCATCAATTGAAGTGTCCGGATTAGCAGTTTGAACCGCAGCATCTGCAGGTGTTCCCGCACCTCCTTGAGGTACAGAATTTTCTCTCGGAATGTTAGCGCTAACATTCTTTAACTCTTCATCCGTTAATCTTGGATTACTTAAAATCTCTTGATATGTATATAAATCTTTTGTAGGTATAGTATTAAATTTTAACGCTAATTCATAAATGTCATACTTAACACATCCTGCAAAGAATGAATCGATTATAGAATTAATTCTTTCTTTACTCTGTCCTTTTAATTGTTTTTCAACAATAGTATTCATAACTGAAGGACTATCCACAATAATCTTCCAACTTAATTGTCCACTTCTACTTGTATTTTTATACGTATAGATTGGCTCAGGTCTACCTAAAAATGAAGTATCATTCCAATTAGCAGTACTACTATCTGAAAATTTTAAATCATAAGGTGGAAACCACATAACTCTACCCCCATTTGGACCTTTCTCACAAACAGGTAATTCATCATAAGTAAACCCAGGTCTACTTGATGTTCTCCAAGCTAAGTTCTCAATTGAGAACATATATTTTTTAGCATATCCCCCCGTTCCATTAACATTATTTGCTATAATGTTTGTTGACCCCGGATTTCTTAATGGAACAATATTTAAATTGTATGTATTATCTAAAACAGAATGTGTAAATCTTCTACCTGATGTAGTTATACCATCTGTTTTTTGTAAATCATTGTAAGTATAATACGGATTATCTTTAGTAAAAACCCTACAATATTCTATACCGGCATCACCTCCTGTTGTATTATCAGTATATGATAAAACTTGAGAACCTTTAGTAATTTCTTTATACCCATCGTGGAATACCTTACTAATTTGATTCATCGCATTACCAACGTGTTTTAAACGGGCTTCACCCGTAACACCATCAGCCGAGTCAATTAATCTTTGAGTTTGGTCTAATATGGAAGTTTCTTTGAACTCAATATTTGTCGATTCATCTCTTGTAATGTTTCCACTAACCAATTGATAATCCTCATCGATTGTTCCTGAACCACCACCCGGTATCGCACGGAATCCGGCATTGGCTTTATATTTTGGAGATACCCAAACAAATCCACCGTCAATACCTCCACCGTCACTGTAAGACCTTCCTCCTAAACCAAAATTACTAAGAGCTGATTCATTACCTTCATATAATATACCCATCTCTGATGGACCATATACTGGTGAAGGGTCTTGTTGACCAAATGCGTTAACAGGTATTTGATTTGGGGGTGAGGTAATATAAGACGGCTCTGATGTTCTATTACCAACATAATAACCACCAACTAACGTACCATTACCCGGATTAATATTTGGAACTAATAAGTTAACTAAACCTTGAGCAACACCAAACAATAAACCATAATCTTTATCATATGATGGTTGATATCTGTTATAATTAATATTTGCAAATAAAACTGACCTTTGTCCGTTACCGGTGTTTGCCAAGAATATTTGTGAACCACTTCTATTAAGGTTTAATATTGGACCTAATAAACCACCTGTTAATTGATTTACGGTGTTTAATGCGTTTGATGTTTGTTGTGTTTGACTATTTTCGTTGTTATCGTTAAAATAATCACCAGGTATTAATGAAACAGGCCAATATGCCCCCGCTAATCTTGTTAAGAAGTCGGCTGCCGCAACAACAGGGTTTTCAGGTACGGTAATCTTCCAATTTTTATAAACTAAAGGTTGTTGACCCGACAACATCATACTAATCTCAAACGGGTCTTGTAGAGATTCTAAATTAATTAATCCTAATGTATTTTGAAATAACTCAGCATCAATTCTTTTTTTCAATAAAGAATTTAACTCTGACGCTCCGAATCTTGCAATAAATGAATCTTGAGATAATAATCCATTACTACCAATAGGATTTGGTGATAATAAAATATTATATGGTGAATACGATGACGGAGCAAAACTTGGTGGCTCCCAATAAGGTTGATAAATTTTATTATTATTCTCAACGTCAGTAATAATTACTAAATCATTAAAACTTCCTTGAGGTCCATATCTGTTTTGAATATAAGCGGCGTCAATGAAAAACTCATTTACTAAATCTAAAACAGTGTCATTTGGGTTGTATTCCCCTTGATTTGAAGCGACAGGTAAAGGAGGTCCGTTGAAATTTATTTGAGTACTATAACCCCCATCAGGACCATATTCATTTAACGGATATAATAGATTTGAATAAGAACCATTAGTAATTAACTCACCCGGAGAATCAATGACGTTACTAACACTTAAAATTGTTTCATAATTAACTTGACTCACAGGTGGGGTATATACTCCCTGAACACTGTAAGGTGCCAAGTTTTTAACCATTAGTGAATTTCTAAAGGAAGACGTGGATGCAAATGATAATGAACTCTCTGCCATATATTCTGATTTACCTATAAATAGATTGTACTTTATTTTATGCTAATGAACTCGCACTAATATTACTATTCATTAATTGTGTTTTGTTTGCGGTTGGAGCCATTAAACCATTACTATACATCGCCTCTTTTAACGCTCCGACCATACCTTGTTGAACGTCAGTATTTTTAAGAGCCATTACTATTTGGTTAGTGTCAACATTACCTGTTGTTTTTAAATCTATATTGTGATTTAATGTTATTTCAATTGGTCTATCAGTAGATGGATTAGTTGCTGTTTGTGATGTATTAGTAGGAATTGTTGAGGCATTTCTAACATTACTAATTTCTGTTTGAGTAATATTTGTTTCCTGTTTCTTATTACTTTCTATCTTACTTATATCACCCGATAAAAGTTTTTTAAGTTGGTCAATCACAGGGTAATCATTTTTTATTTTTTCAGATTCGATTTGGGCGTTTTTCATTCCGGTTTCATAAGCAGAATTAAGTAATGACCCTAATTTTTTTAAATTTTCCCCAACTTCTTTTCTTGCCTCACCAGCACTTATCTCACCATCTGTTAATCTTTTAAGAACATCTAAATTTTTATCTATACCTGAGTCAATTGATGACGCAAGATTTTTTGTACTCATCTCTTTTGGTGAAAGTGTTTTTCTAACTGCGGTTGAAGTATCTCTAAGAAAATTTATACCAGTACCCATCGCTTTAGTTCTTGCAGCCCCTAAACCTGTTTGGTCTGCCAATGATTTAATATCCGCAGCCATTTTTTCTGTAACACTTAATTGACTAACAGCTAATTCCTCCATTGTTTTTGGAGCGGTATTAGCCATTTTTTCAAGATTTGCAACATCTTTTTCATTTAATTGGTCAAGGGCTTTGGTAATAGTTTCACCTGTTTGTTCATCTTTGACTTGAACTTCATATTTACCTCCAGCACCCATTTCAGCCATATTGGCTATCATTTTTTGCTTATCTTCATCTAAGCCCGGTAAATCAGGAAAACGAATTTTACTCATTTTATCCTCTAATTCAGCACTACCTAACGCCATTTTAGTCAATTGTTCATAAGGTATACCCATCGCTTTGGATATTTCTCTCATTTGACGTTTCGCCCCCGGCATAATTTCAAAATTACCGTCTTTACCTAATTGAACAAATTGTTTACTCATTTGAGCAATTTGGTTTTGTAATTCAGCCGGGTCATTTTGAGCTAAATCCATCATTTTAAGTGGGTCAAGTAAACTACTTTGAGAAACACCTAATCTTTGCATTGCCGCAGCCATTTCAATAGCCCCTTCCGGGTCAAATACTTTTTCCGCAAACGCCAATGTTTGACTCATATCAATTCTTAATAAACTCGCTTGAGCAGCCATTTTAGCCAAACCGGATACTCCTCCTTCAAAATTATATTTGTTTAGGGCATCCATATTTTGTAAAACTTTTGCCGAAACATCTGCGGCGTTTACACCTGACTGAGTAGCAATATCAACAACTTTTTTCATTTCACCCGCAACTCGTCCCGCACCAATTCCAACATCTTTAAATCCTGATACTAACGTACCAACTTCTTGACCTGTTACTTTCACTGTTGCATAAAGGTCTTTATTTACTTCCGCAGATAATATTACGTTTCGTTGTAAAGCTTTTGAAGCCTCCATTTGTGTTTTAATAACCGCATCAATATCCCCACCTAAAGTTCTAACACCAGTAACCGCATCAGCCATAGTGGCTCTTAATGTTTGAGCCATTTCTTGACCAACACCAAATTGTTTTAAAAGGGTACTAGCCCCTTTATCAAGTTCGGCAACGACTTTACCAACTGCTTCGGTTTGAAAATTACTTAATAAAGCTTTACCGAACGAATCAAGAATATCTTTACCTTTTTGACCACTAGCGTCTAAACTACTTGCATCTTGCATATTAAATTTGTTTTATAAATAAATACACCAAAGACATATTTTAATTTAGGTCTTTGGTGTATTATCTTCTAGAATTCTGTTTATTAAAAATTTCCTAACATAAGTAGGCATCTCGTTGAAGTCACTATATGATGTTCTTATAAATTTAGCCATCAAATAATATTCCTCAATTAGTAGTTGTCGATAGTTAAAAGAAAGGCCGAAAAAACTCAACCCCAAAGGTTATCTCGTAAGATACCAATTCTCCTGATGGGGCGGTTGCAGTTCTTTTAAGGTCTAATGACGGTTCATTTTCTCTTAAAAAAGTTCTTATGTATTTAGAGTCCATAATAGGTAAAGTATCAACAAACATCGCTATTTTACCTCTATCGTTATCACCATCAATCTCAACAATTTGTTTTTGTAATTTCCAAGTTATTCTTGGCGCTTGTCTTCCCACGGGATATTGTTCAACCATTTTATCCAACTCAATAGTGTCATGAAAAGTGGTAGGTCTTAATTTAATTGTTACACCTGTTTTAGGTAATGTTGTAGTAAAAAAACCATTTTCATCAGGTTGATGTTTACATTGTTTAATATTTAATTCATCCAAGACAACAGTGTGTGAAAAAGTTTTACTAGTACTTGGGTCAATTAAATTAATTGTATATTCCGGACCAAAAGAAGTATTTCTTAAAAAGATTAAAATTGCTTCAACATCACCATCCATTAATTCTTCAGGACGTAAATCATGTTCATATAATTTATTTCTTAATAAAGTAAATACAATATTTTCTTTACCAGCCATTGCACCAATCAAATAATTTTCATCAGATGCCGTTAAATAACCTACTTTAACCGATTTTTTCTTAGATTTATAAAAAATTCCACCACTCGGTAATGATACCACGTCATGTGGTAATGTGAAATTTTCTGTTGCTGCATTAATTAAACTTTCGTCCATATAAATTTGTTTTTATTATAAAATATAATCGTATATGTTTTTTTATCAATAGTTAATAAAAAATCCACATATTTTTGATATGTGGATTCTTAATTTTAAATATAAAGTATTTTTTAGTAAACTAATATACATCTATCCATACGTAATACCGCTGATATTGTCGCTAAAGCGTCTGTACTATACGCCAACGAATCAAAGTTAACATCAGATAAGAAAGTTCCTTCTAATATCCATTTCTCAACAACTACACCCGTTGGGTCTAACATCTCAAGGTCAACATTCTTTTTATAACCCGCAGCATACCCCATACGTCCGGTAACTGATTCTGCACATAAACGTACCCATTCCATAAGTGCCTGAGACGCAGAAGGTCCAATTGGGTCACGGAATTTAACATTTATTGTACCCCAAGTAAAACGACCGGCAACATATGTTTCAGTGTTTAAAAATGGAATCGCAACAGGATTAATTGTTATTTTTGGTCTTGCTGCCGATTCTACGAACCATTCATTAATCCCTAATGTTGAAGGAAAACGTAATATAAACCTATTTTGTCTTTTAGGTTCGTAAGGTATGGGCATTTTCATTAATAAATCAGCCATTTCAATTTGTTTTTAATTTTATTTATTTTATCTTTATTTAATAAATATCACTATTTAAAAAATATTTTAGTTGACTTTTAGAATTTAATTTATTATCATTCTCTTCCAGTCTAGTTTATTTAATACTAGTTTTAATTTACTAGTTTTTCTAGTTCTTATTTATTATAACTATTTAATATTCTTTTTTTATTCCTCCTGCTGTTGAATAAGTTTTAATAATATTTTCTGGGTCTTGCTCAAAATGTTTTTTAACTACATCCACATTTCTTACATCATCATCTGAAAATCCTACTTTAGGTACAAAATAATTACTAATTTTGTTTTTTAAGAAAGCTTTTTTCTGAATTCTTTTTGAAACATCTTTAACATATTGAACAAATTCTTTTAAAGCTTTAATTTTACCTTCTTCCGGATTTGTTGCTGAACCCTCACCAAAAGACACCGGATAAAAACGACACATATCTAAATATTCTTTTATCATTTCTGATTTAGATATTTCTTCTTCATCCGCCAAATCACGATATTTTTCTAAATTCTTAATTAGTTCATTAGAATTTATACCGTTTGTGTTTGAAACAATATAATTGTAAACACCTTGTTTAAGTACGTTAGGGTTGTGACCTCTTGCGGTAACAATCGAAAAAATTGACCCATTATTAATTGCTTCAACGAAATCAGGCCAAGCAGGACCTGGTTTTGCTAACATAGCGTCAACAATAAATTGTTTATCACCTTTATCCCGGAAATATCTGAAAGGTTCATCCGCAAAACCAACAATAGTATGGTCATTATACTCGAATGGTTGATTACCAATCTCCGTTCTATAATCCGCAAAATCTTCAGTAGACATACCTACTTCACGACCTTCATCATCTTTTAAAATAATTTTAGTTGGCATTGTAACAATGTTATCATCCCAATCAAATGCGTAGTATTTTTCATCAGGAGCTCCTGCGTCGTCAATACCTTCTTTTAAAATTTTTTTATTAAACATAATTGTTATTTGGCTTAATTATGACCCACTATTACAATGGGTCATAATTTTATTTATTATATATTCTCGAAAGATGCACCTGTTGGAGTGATATAGAACGTAATGTCTATAAATTCTAACGATTTGGTTGGTTTGATGTAAATCTTACCTGTCATTTGATTTCTGTCTATATCAGCTGCGTCAGACGAAACAGTTACACGGAAATCGTAAAGACCTCTATCTCTTCTAATCGAATCTAATATTGGGTTAACAGAATCCAAGAAATCTTGTCTTACTTTAGCATCGTTTTGTTCGAATAATAATCTAACAGAAACAGCAGATATTAATTTACGAGCTTGAAGTAATAATCTTCTTACGTTGATTCTATCAAGTGCCGATTGTCTAATTTGAAGAGTTTTGTTACCCCAAATAACTGTTCCAACATCAGAGAAGGTAGCAATTGGATTTAAACGACCTTGATATAGAGTATCTCTATTTTCTTGAGTCAGTTTAATTCTCGCTTTAACAGCATTTACAATACCTCTCGTGTAACCCGCAGCTGCGAACCAAGGATAAGCGATGTTGTCTGTTAACGCTAAGTTTCTCGTTACCTCAGCAGTTGCTGGTAAGTAAATTTGTGTATTGTTAACTGTATCTCTCATTAATACCCAAGGGTAGTAAGTCGCCGTGTAGTTAGAATCAATACCTGAATTTGCTAAATTATCTACAGCCTCTTGTGGGTAAATAAAGTCAAATTGATTACCTGTTGAAGGAACATACATATTGTAGTCAGGTGTTGTACAAACGTACAATGAATCTGCTCTACTAAATTCAATCATATCGATTGCGTTTTCAACTAAATTAGAGTTATTAACATAATCAATACCCGGTGTAACAAACACGTTAATGTTTACTGCTTCAGGATTTGCAAATGTTTCTTGACCTAATAAATAAGCGTAATAATCGGTGTTCGCAAAATCTTGAGTATTACCCGCTACACTAATTTGTTTGAATGCCCCCCAACCTGTTGCGGTAGGGTATCTTGGTGTTGGACAAGCTCCTCTTAAATAACCTGCTCTACCTAATACAAATCTATCAGTATTTGTTCTAAATTCTCTGTAGATATCCCATCCATCAAAACCTCCTTTAACAAGTAAAGTAAATTTACGTGCAAAAATTCTATAGTAAGGATTTTCAGGGTTATCAGGGTCTGATGTAAATGGTGCGTCACCACAGAAGAACGCCGGTGTACCACTAGTTACAAATACATTAGGTATTGTAATACCTGTTGCATTTTCATCCATGTGGAATCCTCTAGTTCTAAAGTTCCAAGGATTACCTTCAGTATCGTTACATATATCTAAAGGAAGTTGATTACCTTTATATTGGAAGAAGTCAACATCAATACCTTCAGTATCAGAGATACCTAAATAAGTTCTTCTTACATTATCACCCGCACTTGTAGTAGTATCGTCCGCACCTGATGCTAAACCAAATGGTGGATTATAAACTACCTCACCAGGATAATAGTATTTAGCTTTAATTAATGGGAATGGTGGTCTAACACCAGCATATTCTCTATAATCATAACCCAAGAATCCACAAGGAAGTGCGTCTATCGGAGCATCCTCATTCATCTCAACCATAACATAACTTGATAATAATGGATATTCACCATCTAAACTACCAATTTTCTTACCTACGAATGAATTATCTTGAGGGTTCATTGTACAGTTAGTATATTTTTCAAGAACCACCGGAGCAGAATCAGTATCAAAGAAATCTCT